ATGAGCTTTGATCAGCACCTCGCGCATACCCCAGCCTTCTTTGACCCACTTGCCAACCAATCTGGCGAGCGTATCGTTGCGGTTGCCTTTCTCTTTCGGCTCTTCGGTAAGCTTATCTCGGATGCTTTCGACCTTGTTGCCGGTGTTGAATACATGCACCTGTTGGATGTCGCTCTCGCCCAGCATGGGCAGATCATCCATGTTGTTCACGCCGCCGTAGGCTTCATCAAAGCTCATGGCGTAGCCGTGGGATGGGGCGATCATGACGTACCCGCCATCGCCACGGACATCAAGTTTGTTCTGGCCGACACTGTTTCGGATCAGCGCATCTCTGCCGCCGATTGAGTAGAAGTAATGCTTCCCGCCTCGAGGAGAGGTTTGTGTAAGCGGTGTGCGCGTAATGCCGCCTGCGTCTATCCAGTTGACCGCATCGTCCGAGTCTGCATCGACCACGGCGAATGTGATGCCCGTGATTGCGGCCCAGTTCGCGTTAGGATACTGGCTGTGCCACTGTGAGATTTCATCGCTTGATGGTTGTATCTTCTGATAGTGCTGCCACTTGACTCGCGGCGTCTTTGCCCACTTTGCTTTGAGTTCTTCTTCTGTATCGAAGGGGTGCCTGGTCCTAAAGAACTGCGGCACCACCTCTGTTGGTGAACCACAAGGGATGATGTGCATCCCCTGCTCCCACATGTTGTGTAAGAGTTCTTCTTTCGCTTCGGGCGACATCGGCCCCTCGATGTCTGACGATAAGAAAGGCATCATCATTTAACCCGTTGGACCCAATACTCATTGTCGCTAATGCGCCTTGACTTGATCTTCATGCCCATCTTGTAGGCAGATGTCCTGATCCCTCGAACTTCATCTTCGCTCTTCACCAGGGTGGTGTCGTTCACTTCCATCATCGATAGAAGCTTTTGCCATTTACCAGAACCCTTTGTGGGGTGTGGTGGAACGGGAGAGTTCTTCTCGATCACGTATTCCATCGGTCAATCCTTTCTTAAGTTGTGCCGATATTATCTTGTCATTTTAAATATTACAATTTTTTTTCAAAAAGATGTTGCACTTTTGTTCTTCCTAGTCCATGCTCCGTTTTGTAGAGAAGAGTTGAGTTAGAAAAGTAAAAGGAAAACGAGATGGCAAACATCGAAAGTTTGGCGCTGCAGTTGCTTGGCGCAAAAGGAAAGAAGGCAGAGATCGAAAGGCGCATCAAGATGCTTGAGCGTGAACTGCTTGATAGCAAAGAGATCAGTGCAATGCTGACTCCTATCCATAATGAAGGTGGTGAGAGAACAGACGGTGCTTACACCGTCGAGATCCCACGCACACATGTGTGGGACCAGATCAAAATCGATGAAATCCTAGAGGATATTCCTCGACCCGATTGGCCCTCCTTTGTTAATCAGACGATCACCTACAAAGTTGATATGCGTAAGTTCAAAGACTACGTGGTGAGCCATCCGCAGGATGCAGGCCCGTGGCATGACGCGCACTTCATAAAGCTTGGTGATCCCAAGATCAAAAACATAAACGCTGAAAAACTAAAGGAGGAATGATGTCTTTACTTCAGCAAGTCACGAGCACCCGCCCAGAGGGTGACGAGATACCTCCCGTGCGGATGAACATCCAAGGCACGGACGGTATCGGCAAAAGCACTTTTGGTGCTGGCGCTCCCAACCCGATTGTCGTTCAAGCAGAGAACGGCTTGTCATTCATTGATGTCGCACGTTTCCCACAAGCGGATACATGGACAGAGATGCTCGAGCAAGTTAAGACTCTCGTGAACGAAGATCATCCGTACAAGACGCTTGTTCTGGATACGACTGATGCTGCAGCCAAGCTTGGCGAGTCATATGTCTGTGAGCAGAACGGCTGGGCGTCAGCGGCTGATCCGAAAGCGGGATACGGCGCGTTCTATGTTGCCGAAGAAAACGCATGGGTTCACATGCTTAGTGGTCTTAACGTCTTGCACACGCAAAAGGGCATGAACATTATCTTGCTCAGCCACGTTGCATCTAAGTCGTACAAAGACCCGGAGCTTGAGCCTTACGACCGTTGGGAAATGCGTTGCAATAAGAAGGTCAACTCTCTGATTAAAGACTGGGTGGACTTCAACTTATTTGCGAACTATGAAACGCAGTTGATCAAGGATGGCCAGAAGGCTAGAGGTGTCAGCTACGGTAACCGTAGTTTATTCACGCAGTTCGCGGCGGCTTACGATGCGAAGTCCCGGTTGGCACTGCCAACAAAGCTTGAGTTTTCATGGAACGCTTTCATGGAAGCATACACCGCAGCACTCACTGCAAAAACAAACACTGAAGCAGCTTAAGGAGCTTTAAGATGGGTTTATTAGACCAAGGTATTGATGTCAGTAGCATCGAAGTCGGTGGCACTGACAACACGCCGTTTCCAGAAGGGGAGTACACGCTCTCTGCCGCACTCTACGAAGAGTTGTTGTCGAAGAATGGCAATGAGATGATCAAGGTTGAGTTCAACGTAGTGGGACCGACCCACGCTGGCCGAAAGGTTTGGGATTACTTTGTCCTCACCAACAAGGTTGGCCTGGCTAGACTGAAAGGTTTTGTCGGATCAACTGGACAGGATGTGTCTCAGTCGCTGAACACGGACATGCTCCGTGCGGCCATGGGCAAGCCCTTTACCGCCTCGATTAAGATTGAGAAGGGTACGGGCACTTATGGTGACAGTAATAAGATCGCCTCATACAAAGGCGGTTCTGGCCCTGCACAACCACACGCTCAGACTGAGCAGCCACAACAGGCACAGGCACAACCTGCCGCTGGCCTGAACACGGCAAGCTGGTCTTAGCCCCAGATGGCCGACCCAGAAGAACCTCGGCAGAGTATCCCCACTTCTGGGCTAGTGACCACGTTCCCGTCCGTGGGGCCAAAGGCGGGACTTCGATAGTCAAAAACAAAAGGAACCGTTATGAAATCTGAAACCGAACAAGAACTGCGTGAACAGATTGAAAGTCTGGAGACAACAATAGTTGAGTTGCAGAAAAATTATCTGCACCGTCCTAACACAATCGTTCTTATGGACAAGGAGGTTGCTCAGATCCTAGACCTGATTGGTCGAGTCAAAAGAAACGTCGGAGATGACATACATGAGCGTGAATTGCAAATGAATGACGATCTGAGTAGTGATGGACAGATTGCTCTGTACCAATACGAATGCTCGCTGGAGTTGTTGTGCAAAACGATTACAAGTCAGTGTGCATCTGAGTTTGAATTTAATACTTCAACTCAGAAAGTTGAAGTAAAGGTTTGAAAGGGCACAGCGAATCAAACAAACAGGAGTGAAAGTTATGGAAGAAGATTTAAAACCTGGAGACGACCACGAGTACGCCTTAGATTTAATTAGAAATTTGATAACGGTGACTTCAGACGAACTGGACTCAAGCATCTTAATGGAAGTTATGATGGTCTATTCAATAAGCTGGAACATGGCTAACGGCGGTATAGAACTAATATCGCATATGTTTCCCCAGGTTCTGAGTCGAATTGAAGATGGCACTTATCAAGATGTGATTGAGCTTATTAACGGCGAGGAGAGGATATGTCACTGACTGAAGAAACAATCAAGCAAGAGGATCGGCTTCAGATACGCAAACGCGCTGTATTGAAAGTGATTCATTCAAGCAGGGAAAACACTTGGGCCAAATCGTTTTGGCTTAAGACATACACAAAGCTTTTGGAACAACAGAATGAAGCTAAGGCACTATCAAGAAGAAGCAATTGAAGCGGCCCGGCACTGGTTTGATACTCAATCCACGCATCCGCTAATTGTTCTGCCGACCGGCTCTGGCAAGACAGTTGTCTTTGCCAACCTCATTAAGCAACTGTTTGAGGTTGAGCCCGATTGCAGAATCTTGATCCTTGCACATCGACAAGAGTTGGTTTCCCAGGCTGAGGATAAGCTCAAGAAGGTATGGCCATGTGCGCCATCGGGCATCCTTGCGGCGGGGCTTCGCCAGTATGATGTCGATGCCCGTATCGTAATCGCCAGCCGGGACACGCTCGCTACACCAAAGCGGCTAGAGTCTGTCGGCCATTTCGATTACATCATTGTTGATGAAGCGCATCACATTGCGCCCGAACCCAAGACTCGATACCGAAAGATCTTTGACTACTTCAATGAAAACCAGTGGACGCCGCCCAAGATCCTTGGCGTGACCGCAACCCCATTTCGTATGGGTCAAGGGTTTATCTATGGCCTAGATGGCCAGTTCTTTTCAGGCGTGGCCTATCGTGTAGGCATACCTGAAATGATTAAGAACGGTTACCTGTGCCGCTTGTCAGCATTCAAGGTCAACGATGATGCCGTCATTGATGCATCCACTGCTCGGGTGAAGTTCAAGGGCGGTGATTACCGAGAATCAGATATCGAGAAACTGGCCATGGAAGATCAAACCATGCTGGCTATCATTTCTGATTGGATCGAGAAAGCGTATAGCAACGGCAGGATGAGCAGTGTGTTCTTCTGCATTACGGTCGCTCACGCTGAAAAGATGTGTATGTATCTTCGCCAAGCGGGCATCGAGGCGGCTGTTGTGACTGGAGAGACGCCGCTTGATCAGCGCGAAGACATACTAGAACGCTTTGAGGCGGGGAAGATACATGCGTTGTGTAACGTGGCCGTGCTTACTGAAGGCTGGGATGCGCCTCGCACTGACTGCATTGCGCTGTTAAGACCCACCAAATCACTAGGCTTGTACATGCAGATCTGTGGCCGAGGTATGCGTACCTGGGGCGATAAGAAAGATTGCCTGCTTTTGGACTACGGCGAGAACATGCACCGCCATGGCTGCATTGATACAGCTAAGCCCATTACGCCGAAGGATGATGACAAGCAAAAAGAGACAAAGCTTTGGGTCTGCGATGCCTGCCTTGGCGTTAATGATATCGATGAGAAAAACTGTGTTGAGTGCGGCGCTCCCAAACCAGCGCCTGTTCAGCAACCCAAGCTGTTTCAGGAAGAAGAGAAAGATGCAGCTTCTACCAGGCAGGCGGCTCAAGGTTCTGTCTTATCTGATGAGCTAGAAGAGCCAGCGCAAAAAGTCGAAAGGGTTAAGAATATCGACTTCATTACGGCAGAAAAGAAGACATCAAAGAACGGCAATGATTACCTGAACATTGCATTCTCTAGCCCACAGGAATACTGGCCGCAGAATATGCCCATCATGTTGGGTATGCGTGGCAAAGCAGGCTCACTAGCAGAACGTAAGTGGCGTGCAATTACCAATCAGTATCGCTGCCCCATCGATATTGATGATGCTGTTTACCAAGTAAACAATCAGGGGGTGTTAAGGCATATCAAACAAATCACTGTAAGGAAAGAAGGAAGGTATTGGAATGTCGTCAGCGTCCATTTTTGACCGGATCGATGAGCAAATAGCAGAGAAAGAGAATCGCCAACGTGGCCACCTTGGCTTTAGCGGCATAGGCGATAATGATGAATACAAACAATGGATGAGCTTCCGCTGGTGTCTGCCACCAAACTTTGCTGGCAGAATGCTGCGCCTGTTTGATCTGGGCAATCGCATTGAGGACCAGGTAGTTGAGAATATTCGTAACACTGATGTGATATCGATTGCATCCCATGACGAGGACGGCAACCAATTCCGAGCATCGTTCTTTGGCGGACACTACGCAGGATCGTGTGACGGCCTGCTACGGGGTGTGTTACCACCTCCTCATGAAGAACTCATACTTTTGCTCGAGGTCAAGAGCGCCAACGACAAGCGGTTTAAGGAGCTTTTGAAGCTCGAGAGCTACGAAGCCTGGAGCGAAACGTATCGATGGCAGATCCACGCTTACATGGGCGCGCTTGGTTTGACCAAGTGCATGGTCGTGGTGGTCAACAAGAACACCAGCGAGGTGTACGAAGAGATCATTGATTTCAACTCAGACATTTGGGATAAGGCACAAGCTAGGGCTCATCGCATCATTACCAGTGACGCGCCTGATAAGAACACGCGCATGTCTGAGAGAGACTGGCGCATGAAGAATGAGTCAAGCCTATACCGTGATATCTACTATGGCCGTCGCCTGCCTGAGTCTGTGAACTGCAGAAATTGTTCAAGCTCTAAGCCAATGATTGATTCAAATGGCGCTGTATGGTTCTGTAAGCGCAAACAGAAGGCTCTGGCGCTTGAGGAGCAGCGTGAGGGGTGCAGAGACCACATGTGGATACCTGCCTTAGTAAACGCAAACCACCTCCCAGGGAAGAGTACAGACAATTCTACGGCCTATCAGGTCGGAATCATGGAGTTTTACAACTCAACGTCCGAAGTTGTTGGTGAATACCACTACAGCAGCGCAGAGATACGAGAGTTATCTAAGGGAGACTTTGATGCTGAGTTGATGATGACGGGCGAGAGTGTGCGGCGTGACTTCCCAGGCAGCTACTTAGACAACGTCGATGAGCGAAAGCTGCCGTTCTAGTCCCACACTCGTGGGTCTTTCACGATCAGTATCTTGGTGCCAGGGTAGAGGGCTTCGACAAGCTTTTTCTTGAGCGCGAACACTTGGGTGACTACACCCTTTACGTCCTCTACCACCACCTCTCCATCGCGCTTGTAGCGGAAGTCAGCGATGTATGAGCAGATCTTTTTGTCCTCACCCTCTACGGTGATGACGCACGGAAAGTCCACCTGGACCTCCAGGTCTGTCAGTTCGCCAGTGGCTTCATACTTTTTGAGAATCTTGTAACGTGCTGCTTCAAGCTTAGAGTCAAAGATGATGCCATCGTATTCAGTCTTCTTTGCGAAGTACTTACTCTTGCTCTTTCTCGCCGCTCGTTTGGGGATCACATTAACCGCCGCCCATTAACTTTTCTTCTTCTTGTTCACGCAAGAACTGAGAAGCTCGATTAAACAACGAAGACATCTGAGGGGCAACAGGCGCTGTTCTGGGCTGTACAGGAGCGACTTCAGCCGGAGGCTGTGGTTGAGTAGGGGCTGGGGCAACAGGCGCTTGTGCGGCTTGTTCTTCGGCCTCAGCCTTTGGCCTGAACTGTCTTCCTTGGAACTCGCCAAACACGCTCCCTATCGCGTCAAAGTCTATTGGGTTGGCAAGCTTATCTTTGTTGCCTTGCAGCGCGATTGATATGGTTTCATTGCTTGGGAAAAATGCTTTGAATCGGCCTGCCATAACGTATTTTAAGTTTGGCGTTTTTGCATCTCTCAATGGTTTAATAATTTCTTGATTAGAAAAACCAAGCGTCCTGGCATCTTCAATCGCCATGTTGAGATTACGAAGAGCCTTAAACCTTTGTTCGTTTGCGGTGATGTAGGCTTTTGTTAATTTTTCTGCATCTACAGAGCCCCTTTGTTTTGCAAGTGATGTGAATATTCCACCTGCATCTCTTGCGCTACGTCCAGCCTCAAGCGCCCTGTAATACAAAACCCTATCAATTCTAGGCTTTAAGCTTTTAACGCCCGTCAAAGCCTCTGTAAATTCTTGTGCAGGGTCAATTCGATAGCCCTGTTTAGTCACGCCCAAACGGGCATCTGAAGGAAGAACCGAAGCTACGGCTCGTGGAAAATCTTTTAATCGAACATTTAAACCAAGGAAGGGAGAGCCAACATCCGCTTCAACGTCAACCGGCAACACGCCGGGACTTATGCCGTCCGCAAAATGAGCAAAGCCTTTGGCAAACTTAGCGCCAAGCGGATCATCTTCTCTCCAAATCGGCCTACCAAAACTTGTTCTGTTTCTCGCCATGTCAAAGATTTTTTCAGTGACAATCGACTCGCCCATGAATGGCGAGAAAAATTCACTTGAACTGTCATACATAGCATTGAAAGCTATGGTGCTTAGCTCTTCTTCTTTTGTGATGCCGTTGTTCACGGCGTTATACACAGCACTAAAAGGACGCTTCAAATAGTCGTAAGGATTAGTGTACGAGAAGTTATAAAGATCAGTGATATACCCATCTTTATCTGTAGCGATTGGTATTAATGTAGAGTTTCGATCCCACTCAGCAGCCATAGATCTCTGATATGCATCTACTTGATCTGCTGTTGCGCCAGTTAATTGCGTACCAGCAATTGCCAGCGACTGAGGTATGGCCACGTTTACTGAGGCAAATCCGAGTAACCGCTTCATCCCAATTGCCCTGATTTCAGGCGAATCACTTGCAAGCTCTTTGATACTTCGGCCAAGAATGTTTCCACCCGTCCTGATTATTTCAGCAGGGAAGGCAACAAAGTTACCGAACGGCATTTGTCTTAACATCTTAATGTACTCAGGAACCCGCGAATAATTGGGCACTGTGTCTTTTACGATCTCGGCAGCTTCGCGCTTCAATAAAGTTTCAAACTGTTCTTCAGTTAAATCTGCCTTTCTAACAACTGCACCAAACTCAGTGAAGTTTCTAGGATCAGACACATTGATGACCGTGTTGGGATCATTATCTAGAGCTTTTTTTAACCGTCCTAACTCCATCTCATAACTGTACGTTTTCCATACATCATCAGAGGCTTGATACAGCTTGGCAGAAAAGCCGTTAGCTTTTCCTTGCGCCCACTTAAAAATTGCTTTCCCTTTGGCGTTGTTATCTACAGCGTCATTCAACAAAGATTCAAATTCGCCAACCTTTGCGTTTGTGTTAATAACTCCTAAATCCACAAGCTCGTTGTAATATTTTTGCTTATCAGCAAGCGTGGCTGTTGATTTTCCAGGCGCGGTGAGTCTTTGATTTAAATTGCTAAACACCGTTGAAAAAGAGTTTGCCAAAGAGCTTGCGTTCCCTACGTTGCCATTAGCTATTGCAAAAAATCCTGCGGTTGTGGCGTTTCTTATTTGAGTGATTGGGCTGTACACAGTCTTTGCAACTTGAGACATACCCTTAAACCCAAGAAAGGTTGAGTACAAAGGAATCGAGCCCTTGGCTAAGTTAAAAGTTTCTGCGCTATTCTCAAGCGCGGCCTTGTAATCATTCCGCACATATTTACCAGCAAGCGGACCAAATCTACGCTTTGCACTTTCAGTAATTTCTGCAAGCGGACTAGATGATTCGGCACCTATCCTTGAATATTCTCCCAGTTGAGCATTTGCAGGAAGCTCGTCAAACAAAAACCTCTTATCGCCAAGCTGATTATTGTAATCAACAAGATTTTTGTAGTATCGGGCTTTGGCTATTTGTTTAGCCATTACATCAACGGTCTCCACCATCTTTGTTCTTAGCCCAATCTCTTGCTCGCCAACATCGCGAGCCCTTATGCGTTCAGGCTTTAAAGCCATCATGACATCTTTAGCGCCCGTGTACTCGCCTAGAAAATCCCTAACTGCAGGCATGTTGTCTAAACGCCGACCCCTCAGCATGCCTTGAGAAACACCTTGAAGCGTGGGTGTCTCAATGATGTCCTTGGGAGCCATCTTGGCGTTGTTAAAGTCGCTCTGAAGCATTCCATTCAATATGGCCCTAGCTTCTGCTTCAGTTAATTTGTCCGCGTCATCTAAACCCTTGTTTAAATAAACAAGTTCTTTAACCGCTTTGTCCGCCTGCTCAACAGTGGGCTTGTAATCTGTGTCACTAAGGGCTCGATATAAACGCATACCATAGAAGGTTTTGTTGTTTCCTATGGTTTCAATAAGATCTTTTTGCATTTCGGGATTGAGTATCGGATCACGCAATATGTCATTTACCGAATCACTCAATCCGTCTATCTGGTCTCGCAAATCCTCTGCCCCTCGGAACAGGCTCAGGTCTTTACGTGAACCAAACAAACTTTTTGGTAAGTTTTTAGAAATGATGTCATCAATTTCTTTTAGCTCTTTTGCCGCATTGTTTTTTATTGCTTCACGAGTTAGGCCAGGATTCGCCATTGATTCTTCAGCAAACAAGAAATCGTTCAGCGTATTAAGGATTCTGCTTTTGTCTTGATTGTTAAATACGCCTTCATTTTTATTAACAAAAGTCAGTGCATTATCTATTTTTTCAACAGCTTGCCTTGCAGCAGAACTTTGAGCGGCTATCTCGTGAATACGCAAAGCATCATATTGTTTGGAGAATCTGTCAGGCATTCCGCCTTGAAACTTTGCATACTTGGTAAAGTTTTTCTTGAATCGATCTATGTTGCCTCGGATGAAGCCTGGATCAGAAAGATCTGGCTTCACACCAACGTCATGAAATGGTGTGTTGGGGTCTTTGATAGCTCGTGCTGCATCTCTTACGAAGTCAGTCCTACCAATCGCACCAGCCGTTGCGCCTACTGCTTGGAGACCTAGCTTCGCCACTGCTGGCACACCGAGGATTAATGCGGCCCCTTCTGCACCAACTCGTAATCTGTTTGACAGGTTGGCAGCAGCAAGTTCAGCCCCAGCCAAGTCTGCAGTATCAATTCTTTGAGTGGGACCACCCTCAAAAAGATCACCTAATGTTTCTACATCAGGAGTAGTGGCTGCAATATCGGCAGCACCAAAAGCGCCGACCTTTCCTATTGATCCCAACCCCTTGGCTGCTTTTGCAGCGAGACCGCCAGGGGCTGCGAATTGAGCTATAAATCGAGCGGCTTCCCCAATATTTGTAGAAGTTTCAGGTTTATACTTTGCGAAGAAATCTCTTATTTCTTGTGCGTTTTGTGCATCGCCAGAAATTTCTGAGGGTAAAGTTGCTATGCCCTCAACGGCACTAACCAACCCAGCAACAGTGCCTCGGCCAATGTCGCCAATGGCTGATACATCTTCTTCGCCAAGCTGAGCCCCGCGTTCTATAAGCGGGTTCTCTTGCAGGTACTTTCTAGCTCTGGCTTTGGCCAAATCAACATTGTCTGTTCTTACGTTGATAGCTCGCCCATCAGGCAGATTGACTCTGATCATTACTCAAGATCAACAGTTTGAACTACGTTGCTATCTTGTGGTGCAGAAGTTTGACCACCTGTTAAACCTCCTAGTCTTTGTCGAGCTATGATTCTTGCATCTCTCGCTGCTCTTTGAAGACCAGTAAGTCCATCCGGTCCAACCTCAGGTTCTAAATACTCAGGTCTTTCCAAAAGCCCGTCATATATTTCTTGTTCAAGATCAACAAACAAAGAGAGCATATCGGCTTGTGAAGTTTTTCCAACTAACAAATCAAAGATCTCTTCATCGCTCTTGCCAGATTGTTTCAAGAACTCATAGTTCTGCATCAAGGCAGTCTCATCGTCAGCCTGCAGCGCATCATATTCAGCCAGCCCAAGGCCGACATCAGCAAGGAAGCTGCGAGGCGCAATGCCCTCAGATGGTTGAGCGGCTTTAGCAAGAGCGTATTGTGTTCTTGGATCTTTAAGCTTTTCTAAAACATTGCCTGCAAACCCAGGCTCACCACCAATACCATCCTTGCCGAACAAGAACTTCGTGATGCCAGTCGCTTCAGTCTTTCTCTTTGCCGCTTCTTCTTCTCGTCTCTTTGCCTCTGCCTCCGCCGCTTTTGCCTTCGCAATTGCTTCATCGGCCCTTTTCTTTACATCGCCTTTAGCTATTTCGGCTGCAGCATGAGCTGTGGGCTCAGCACGTGTTCCTCCTATTTTGGGGTCTCCAAGCCCATAAAAATTTAAAAATCTTTCAACATAAGGAAGATCCCTAAGTGCTTCAATCCCTTCAGAAACAGCATCAACAGCCTCTCCAACATAGGGCGCTGCAAAGGGTGCTGCCACGCCAACGCCCGCTGTTAACCCGCCGCCTATCTTTGCACCTCTTCCGACTTGTTGTGCAAATGATCGTCCTGCAGTGCTTGCGCCGCCAGGGGGGTTCGGAGGTCCAGGGCGGGGAGCTAAGTCGCCTTCGTCCATTTTCCGCTCTGGCTTCTTTGGCCCGCGTTTCTCCCCAACATAGCGTATAGCTTGTGTTTCAGGTCGATGTCTTGACTGTTGGGCGCGAATAGATGTTTTAGGAATGCTGCCAAAAAGATCTTTTTCTGTTACTTTTGGTGTTCGCCCCAAAAGGCTTCCTATCCCTCGTTCTATCCCTTGTCGCGCCTGACCAACAAGACCTCCTATCCCTTCTCGCGCCCGACCAAAAAGGTTTCCTATTCCTCTTTGAGCCGCTTGAAAACCACCAACCCTTTCTACCATATCAAGAGCTTTTTTGCCCTTGTATCCCATCCTTGCAAGTCCAGCAAGTATTGCCCCAGGGGCTGTTACCCCACCCATCATTAACCCAGCAGTTACTGTTGACATCGCAACATCAACAGGATCATCCGGGTCAACAAGCAAAATATCTGTTAAATCTTCTAGGCCAAGCTCTTGGCCTTCCTCGTTGGATACAAGATCACCCTCTGCATACCCACGAATCGGCGCAATACCCGCCATGATCCCGCCACCTTGACGCATCTGCGGTGTTTGGAACATTGGTCTATTCATGATTTCTTCGTACATCATGCCACCTTGATTCATTCTGTTCGCCTCTGCCAAGGCAATTGCTATCGCCTGCTTAGGGTTTGTTACTTTTCTACCCGAACCGCCAGATCTGAGGTCGCCCGACTTGAACTCCCCCATCACCTTTTTAATTTTCTTTTGCCGCTTAGACTGCGTGTTTGCGCTCATAATCTACTTTTAAATCGTCTGCCCTAGAGTGCCTATCTTCACCCAAACAAGCTTCCTATCGCGCTTATGCCACCTAGAACTCTCCCCATGGTGCTTGGTCTCTGGAAGTGTTGGGTTCCAATATTTCCCATACCGACGGTGGAGCCATAACCAGGCATGAAAGGTTGCGCTTGGCCAAGAACCTGGAATCCTCTTTGCATTCTCATGTAAGGCTCATCAGCTAGTTGCTTGCCAGCCGTGTACATGGCATCGAATCCTCGCTGCTGTATACCTCTACCAACACCACCAAGGCCAGCCAACGTACCGATTTGTCCAGTCAGCATGTCATAACCTTGCTGACCCAGACCGGCGATACCCTGAGCCCCTCCACGCAGCCCCTGCTGCCCCATCTGATAGGCACTCATAGCATCCCCCATGGCACCACGAGTGAGCCTATCCATTCCGGCTGCAGCACCAGAGAGCCTACCCATTCGGTCCGAAAATATATTTGAACCAAGCTGCTGAGCAGACTGGAAGTCCCTACCTAAGCCAGCGCCTATATCTGCACGCCTTCCTGCAAGAGCACCAATCCCTTGTTGGGCTTCCATTCCAAGAGCGCCACGTTGCTGAGCAATTCTACTAGCCAACTCTTGAGTGGATATACCCATTTGTGCCGCACGTTGGGCAATGTCTGCTTGGGAGGTCAAGCCACTAAGACCAAGTTGACCACTTTCCAGCGCCCCGCGTTGAGCCATCTGCTCTGCGCTTAAGCCAAGATTAGCTGCTTGTTGTGCGGCAGTGATGCCTGTTTGAGCGCCTGCCTGGCCCAGAGAGCCTGTTAGTTGAGCGGCCTGCTGCCTACGCCCTTGCGCTTGTTCAAACGCCTGCTGAGCAGCCTGTTGAGCCTGCTGGAAGCCCTGTGAGCGCAACTCTGCCCCAGTCTTGGCCTGTTGCTGCAATGTATTACGATCTATTTCTGCTCTAGCTATGGCTCCACGAGAGCCTCCAAACGCGCCAGAGCGCACCGCTTGATCACGCGCAGCAATCTTTTGTTGTTCGCCTAGCCGTGCGATCTCTGCTTGTTGGGCATCAATTACGCTTTGGGTAAACGGGTCCATAAATCGACCAACGCTTGAGGGATCAAATTGATCACCTGTCCCTGCAAGACCCGCAATCCCTTGCATTGCTGTGCTTCTGCCCATTTCGCCAGCAGACCGGAGGTCTTGTCCTGCCATATATGTCTGCATTCTAGCTCGCTGTGCAGCGTCCATGGCGCTTTCTTGAGCACCACCAACTTCGCCCATGATCCCTCTGCCAGCGCGGCGCATAGCCCTTTGGCCAATACGAGATTCTCTGCCTGCGCCCATAGCAGCGTCCCTCATGGCTCGCTGAGCCATTCGAGCTTCTCTTCCCATGCCAAATTGGGCATCGCGAATGTCATCTGCAGCACCCATCTGCATATCTCTAGCGTCTTGATCCATAAAGCGCCCGCCCATTCGCGGGTCATATGCACCAATGCTTTGCTCATAAAGTTGACGAGCACGCGGGTCTGCAAATGCACCTGCAGAACGAGGGTCAAAGCCTTCGGCAGACCGGCGATACATTTCTTGAGCTTCAGAAAGCTGACGACCAAACCCGCCCAAACCACTAGCAAGATTACGCGCTTGAATTTCTAATGGTGAAAGACCAGCGATCTGCTGTATTGGTATAGGAATAGGTCGAGTGATCATCCCGTATTCGGGATTAAAATATAAATCTTGAAGCTGCCTTGCGGCCAACTCCTGTGCAGGATCAGCGTATGTCCGCGTGACCCCTGGCTGAACTACAGGAACATCTGATCTTCTTTCGCTCATCGCGCTTTTCCTATCGCTTGCTCACCAGCACGCTGCAATGCATACATCATACGAGCACCCTCTCTTCTCTGCTCTTCTTTTGTCTTGCCAGCACCTTTTAACCGACCAATACCTCTTACCGCTTTTGCATTTACAACAAACTCACCATCGCTAAGCATGGCAGGTATATCATCAGATGTTTCTGTTCCAGGGCCAGATATTTGACCATTCACTCGCGGGAACTCAACATCACCGCCATTTGCATATGGGGATAAAGAAGCAATACCGCCAGCGGCCATGCCACCTATACCACCTAGAGGAAAGCCTATCGGACCAATATCAAAGTTTAGATTCAGGTTACTTGTTACTTGGTCCTGAAACTCCTCTAAAGTTAAAGGCTCTAAGCCTTGACGCGCTCTTATAGCATTAATGTTTGCTAATACTTTTGCGTTTATTGCGTCCTGGTCGTCCCCTTCAAGATCAATCTCGCTTGTCCTGCGATCAATAACCTCTGGCTCAGTACCAGGAGGGACGAATCCCTGTGGCGGGGTGGGCCGCAATAGAGGTCCAGCGGCATTCGGCGCAGCCATCGCGTAGTTGGCGTATTGAGCGCCAGGCATTCTTTGGAATCCAAACTGGCTTGCAAATGGGTTTGCTACAGAGGAAGGAAGAAAGCTAGCACTAGCGAATGCCGGGTTTATTGTTTGAAGAGGACTAGCCCCAAATGGGCCCATCTGACCCTGCATTGCTTGTAAAAATGCGAGAGTTGCTCGATTGCCCTCTTGGCGCATTCCTTTAGGGCCAAGACGTTTTTTTGATATCTCAACAGGATCAGTATAAGACATTTAACATTTCCACCTTCGTCTTGCTTGACGCAACCTTGAGTTTGGATTTCTTGCCGCTTTCGGAAACTTCCTCATTTGACCTGCAGATCGAGCACAAAACGACCTTCTTCGCTCTGCGCGTTTGCCTGTAGGCTTGTCTTCTGTTACCGCTGTTTGAAGTTTACTACCAGGATTGGCTCTGCGATAGGCTTTTACACCAGCTTCTGTCATGCCAGCACCTTGCTCTGTGGGGCGAAAATTTGTTCTGTTTCGCTTGGGCATTCGACTGCCACCAGGTCTACGCCTGCGCTTACGAACTTCCCCGCCACTGTTAAACTCTTCTGCGTAACGCTTAAACATTAAGAGTACCTTGTCTTCTTTCGTCGGTCAGGCATAACAGCGCCACAACCTCGGTGGTTTCTTTTCGTTATAAACCCACCATCCTTCGCCATGGTTTTCACATTGGTCGGCTTTCCGCCCACGCCCTGCGGCTTAGCACGCTTTCTCTGCACCGCACTACGGCGCTCTGCAGCAGTCATGGCATTTGCTTTTGATCTAGGCACGCACTTTGGGTACTTGCGATCTGAGCCCTCTACTTTGGGGCGCCCACAGGCTTGAAACTTACCGTCCTTCTTTGGTGCTCCAATATCCACCCAGTCGCCCTTTGGGCCTTTGCCAAACCACTTTCTTAGGCTCATACAGACCTTGTCCTTGGGCGCTTGCTGGCCAACATGCCACTGAATCCTCTAGGATCAATGATGCGTGCACGCTTCGCCACAAATCCGCCCGCGTTCATGTCTCTTGGCTTCGGGCCTCTAAAATCTTTTCGCTTCAAGCCAGAGGGATCTTTAATTTTTCCTGCACATATCTTGCTGGCATAGGCATTTGCGTAGGCTGATGGATATACATCAAATTTACGCTTTGCCGCTTCTCTCCCTCTTTTACATAGTTTTGTCATCAACCTACACTCACTACTATATTGCCATTAGTAATCACTTGAACCGCGCCAACTTCTCCTGTTGCCTCAAGCGGGTCTGTCGCGTATGGCAACTCTTGGGACAAATTAAACCAATTATTGCCATCATATACCTGCAGCGTGCTTATGGAACTATTCCAAATAATATCACCTGCATTAAACTTTAACTCGTCTCTATCTATGCTTGTAAACTGTGGCGTCGAGTCTGGATCAAATGAATCAAGACTTAACTCCAACAATCGAACAGTCCGATTGAACGTCGGCCCATCCACCATTTGGCCGTTTTGAACAAACGGCAATCTGCCTTGTAAAAGTTTGCTCATCGCCTGCCATTTGGTTGCAGATCAAGTCGAGTGCCGCCAATTCTAAAACCAACACCAGTTCTTACGCCAACATCACCATCATCATCTGACTCAAATCTAATAACAGCCTGCCTGCCTCTTGCCCTAGTATCTATCTTCGTTGTGCTTCCAGTGAACGAGGAGGTTTGGTCTGTAGTTAAAGAATCACCTGGGAAGTTTCTTGCCTTCAACACAAAGTTAATCGTTTGTGTCGATCCGCTATCACCTGTGAATTTAACATCAGGTATGCATCTGCGTATAAACTGAAAATCTTCGCCTTCACCTAAATCAAAATCGGCGCTTTCAATAAACACGTTGTCCATTGGCGAGCCGTCATCATCAAACCCAGTTTCGTGGGAATACACGTAATTATTTGAACCATCATTCCCGGTAGCACGAGGGAAACTTTCTAATCCCTCATCAAGCCAAGCGGTTCTTGATAGATTGCCAATTGCCCATGTCTGATCTACATAGTTGTAGGTAACGTAACGATCTATTGTCGTAGTGTCAGAAGAGCAATAGAACCAACCGACCTCGTCAAATTGCTTGTTCAAAAAGCCAAACACTTGAAAAGCCTGGTCTTCATTAAAGTCATCAAAAACATAAGACCTAACAGAACACGTTACGCTTTGAACTGCGCCCTGATAAGAGTAGAACCCCTTCTTATCCATCCAAAAAACGCCAGCAGGAGTATTCACTGGAGCGTTAGGCGAAATCAAACTCACACCTTCATTAATTAGATTAATGCCGAAGGTAAATGGGGCACCAATGAACTGTAAGCTATAAAGCGCGACATCTGTCCATATCAAGGTTTCTTGCCGTGCCCGCAATCCTCCAATTATTTGAGAGCCTGCAGAGCAACGCAAAGATCCAGCGGTATTTGTTGATGTTGGAAACCACTCTGCAGGATTTTCTTGATCAGAAAACGCTACAAGCAGCGGGTCAATGGTTCCTGTTCTAGCTGTTCCAGCGTCATTAATTGGGTCCACGCCCAAAGCAATAACGTGACGATCAACGTCAGATACGATTACTTGAAGTGCAGCAGTGGGAGTAAAGTTAGCGCCAGAAAGCGCGGAAATGTTTACCGCACGATCTGTGCCTAATGTTTTTGCGCTAGTATCCCAGTAATAAATTCCGCCTGAACGAACGTTGGCGATTAAATCTTCACCAAAACTATCTAAAGACCATAGGCGCAACTGGTTTAGAGCACTTAGCCCGCTAGAAGACCCCCATGTGCCAGAGCCCCAAGAACTAGCGCCCCAACCTGTACCAGCAACAAAAACATCAAGCCCAACATTTATTTGGTAAGCCCCCACAACTGAGCTTCCACCGTTCCCTGTATCACTACTATTTGCGGTGACTGTTGAGCCTGAAGTGTCTTTTGCTGTAATTACATAAACGCTAGTGCTAGTGACTGAATCAATCTCGTATTCTTGATTAAGCACTGCTGCAGTTATGTTGCCGCCTAAAGTCGCCGCGCCGCTAAAAGTAACAAAATCTCCCTTGGCAGCACCGTGGCCCGAATCAGTAACATTTATAGAGCTAGAACCGTTTGTTGCTCCAAAGGTCACATCACCCGCAGATGTTGTTGATCGAATAGGGGTGATGTCGCTGTACTCCGAATTTGATTGAATGTACAACTTTGTGCGGGTGCCAAGCCCCAGGAGCTTTGTCCCGTTAAGAGATGTCCAACCGAAAAGTTTACGGCCAGTCCCTTTGAAAGAGTCAGATATATATTTAACCCAACCGCCTATTTTCTCAGGGAAACCTTTTCGGAAGCGAACTAAGTTACCGTCAAACCATCCACCTTCTGCACTGTAATCAGTGCCTTCTTTGTTGATTCCAGGGTTGAAGATGAACTTTTGAAGCGGCATTACTTATAGTCTCCTGTTCGGATCATTTCGGTAACTTTATAAGCTCTATCACCCACCTGTTTGCTCCACCTAGAATCCATAAACTCATCAGCAGCTAAGTCAAACTGTTCACGCGACATGGCCTCTAATGCCTTCACAAATCCCCGAAGGCGCGTAAAACCAAGGTTAAAGCAAATATCAATCATTGCGTCCTGACGCGCTTCTGCCAAAGCGGGGAACCAATAATACGCATCTGTAAGCTCGTCCCTTACGCGCTTAATGTCATTCGCAAGAAGGTAGTCAATTTCATCATCAGACAAGCCAAGGCCAGACTCGGAAATATTTCGACCTACACCAATCGTCTCGTACCCTTCGCTACACACATACACTTTAGACCTAACGCCTTCGTGCAGCTTAACCATTTCTATAAGTTTATCGCTCATCTTCTGAATCCAAATCTCTATAGTATTCTATGACACTAAGAACTTGCCGAATATATCGCTTTATTTCAGCTATGTTCGTGCTTAGGTTTTCATACCCCTTCGGAGTTAGCCCATAGTACGCATCGACCGGCGCTTTGCCTGCGTTTAAGTCATCTAAGTAAACTTGCATTGTCTCTGGCGTCAACACACGCCACTCAACAGGCAGCGGCGATATCTGATTGGGCAACGGCGGGTGGTAGACCGGGGCAGG